TATGTTTCCTATGATTGACGCATCGTCATCAAGTACTACACCTTCTGGTGATCCAGCTTTAGTCCAAGCTGTTACAATGCGAGTGTGTTTGCAAGCCCGATACCTAGAAGGACAAGAACATCCCCTATCGCCGATGGTATACACATCAGTAGGATAGTCTGAATCTTCAAACTTTGCAAGTTCATTAGAGAATTTTCCTTTTCTAATTAGATATTGTGCCATATGTGATTCCTTATTATATAAGGTAATATAACAAGAAAATGAGCTGCAAGCAAGTTTAAAGTATATTTCTTTTGTGTAATATACAATTAACATGCTGAGCAAACCATATATGAGCATCTTCATCATAGTGAGAATTAAAACCACTATCTACACTATATTTTGATATTTTTTGACCATTTTCACTACATAAAGTAGCATAACAATTACTAATTTCATCAAAACCTTCATAATATTTTCTATCTATATGAGCAGTATAATAACTAAGTTCTTTAATAGTAGTTCTTCTGGTAGAATCCATAAATAGATATTTAATATTATAACGATTAAAAAGATTTTGAAGATTTAATGTTGTCTGATAAAAATCACAAGATGATTGATAAGATGTAGAAATTACTGACCACGCTTTGTAATAATGATATAAACTATGAGAAAAAACTTCTTTATAACAAGCATCATTACCTACAACTATAGGAGTCCAATTGTTATCATGTGCGTGTAAATAATCTTTATCACAGTAAACTTCAGTTCTATGTAGCCCAGGCCAAAGAATTACAAAAAGTAATTGTTTAAAGTCTTTACCTTGTTTTTTATAATCATATATAAATTCATATGTAGTTCTTAATACTCTTGCATTAGAAGCTCCTGACATAGATAAGTTAATATGAGAATAGCCTAAACTATCTGATAGATGTTTAGGCCATGCTTTCTCGTAACAATCTCCTTGTGTTGCCCATTCTAACTCTGCTCCAGCAGTATGAGAACAACCATTAGCTACTAATAGCATATATTAAGGAGTCCAAGTATTAGTGCTTATTAGTACATTAATATAAGGTAAGGTATTAGCTGCTACCTGTGCATCTGTTGAGTTTGTAGGTAAAGATACGCCTAAGTCTTTATCAGTTATAGCTATTGTACCAGTCCAGGTATTAGTTACTGTAGTACCATCGGGTTTTTCACCTGAGTATATGTTACTAAAAGTAATACCATCTTGCTCTGTATAACCTATACCACCAGCTAATATAGCCCAAGGCTTTAGAGAAGAAGGATCATCTGGATCTAAATCTAATAACTTACCATGTCTATCTATACCTAATTCAAGTACTAATCCTTCACCATTATCACTGGTAGTTGAGGAAGGAGTAATTTCAATACGGCGATTATCATTATCCGTTGCTGGAAATCTCCATTTACTATCACAATCAGTATAAAAACTATCTTCAAACCAGACATTTTCAGTTGCACCTACGGAAGCTACATTAGCTAAAATGGAGTCTTTATCAAATAAACAAGTGTAAGTATTACTTGTAGTAGTTGAATTTACCTCTATAGAATATGTAGTACCACTGCTATCTATACTGGGTATATAATAATCAGTTCCTACCCATACATTAGCCATTATCGTCTCCTTTATACTTTATGTACTGTGGAAATACTTTAAAAAAATTGGTATCTCTGTATTTATCTAATATAGTATTATATTCAATCATTGCGTGAGGCATAGGTGTCTCATACTTATTAATAAAGTTAGAATATACTTCTTCTAAATATTTATTTCCTTTATAAAGTTTTTTTAAATTTTCTTTATCTTCTTTATATAGTCTTTGTGGATTAGTGTGATCAGGTAAATAGCAGGGTGAATACATAATTCTAATACCTAAACTATTTCTAAATCTTTCTAATTCAGGTAGGGTCCAAACACTGTATATATTAACAACACAATTAATATATATTTGTATATTTTCCCCAGCTATTATAGTTTTTAAATTATTTAAAAAACTTAATCTACTAAAACCTGTTCTTGAGTATTCAACTGCATCACCCCAACCATCACAACTTATCTCTAAGATAACATTTTTAAATTGATTCCACAAGTCTAATAAATTAATTTTTTTATAGTCGAGTTTAGATAGATTAGTAGAGTATGCTATAGTAATCTTGTCTGCACAATTATTATCAATTAAAAAAGTTAATAATTCATAATTAGCTTGAGTTATTAAAGGTTCTCCTCCAGAAATATTTATTTGCTTTAAATCACCATTTAATATGTTTTCTTTTAAAAGATTTAATATATAGTGATTATCTTTAAAAGTATCTTTTATTACTTTAGTAGATTCTTGTTTAAAAAGATAATGTTTTTTATTTTCAATTTCCCAAGTAGTAGAAAAAGAAGGATTACACATTCTACACTTAAAGTTACATACATTACTAAGACGTATATGCACATTAGTTATATTTTTTGTTTTAGGTATATTTGATTTTCTATGAGAGCGTAAACCTGTAGATTCATTATTCCAACACAACTCACAATTAGGATGTTGTTTACCTGTTAATAATGCTTTTTTTAAATCTTTAAGAGGTTTTCCAGTTATATAACTCTCTAAACTGTTGCCCATAGGAAACCTATTAGAAGGCATAACACAACAAGGAGTGACGCTTCCGTCCTCCTCGATGTGCAATTCTGTCCAAGGTCGAGAACAAAAAGTCTTTTTAAGTCTTAGAGGCAGCTCTCGCAAATAAGGCGTCCAACTCTTTCTTAGTAGCTATTGGTATAGCTGATTTACGATTCTTAGTAATGGAAGCTACATCATCATCGTATTCAGCTTTTAGAGCTACTTGATCTCCAAGATGAGGATTAAGAAACTCCTCACGTAATCTTTTATAGATATTTTTCCAGATAGGGCCATGAGGCTTACATCTAGTCATATTTATCCGGTACGCATAGTATTGAACAGCGTGTGCTAATTCATGCAATAGTACCATATTAAGTTTTTGATATTTGTCTTTAGTATAAAAACCACCAATAGTAGGGCTACTATCGAAAGATTTATACTCATACACACGAATTAAACGCTCACCTGTATAGTTCTTACAGTAGTGATGCATAGCTATATTGATACCAGGACCATCAGCATACATACCTCCACGAGAACTCCTACGGGAAGGACTAAAATCAAAACTGCGTTTAGCTAATACAAATTTAGGAAAAATCTGCTCATTAACAAATTTGAGGTAAGTATCCAACTCACTATTAGCATAGTGAATCCATTCTGCTTTTCTAAGTCTTTCCATTATCTACGTTTCCCTGTTGCTGGATCTGCTACTTCTTTAAGTGTTAAGGGTTGTAAATTACCTTTGTTATAAGCTAAACCTAGAACAAAGTCGTTTTCTCCACTATAGTTCTTCTTCTCTTGAACAATACCATTACCTACAGAATCAGAAGTGAGATGTCTACCAATTGTAAACTTAGTTCGCGCTGGTCTGTATTTTGGTTTGTTCTTGAGTTGAGAAGGATGAACACCGTAGAGTTTTAGCCACTCACTGTGAGCGGCTAATCTCTCTGCTTTAGTGGTTTTTCTCATGCTAATTGCTTGAGTTTACCAGAGTTCCAAGCTGTAGAAGCAGGAATACGAATAAACCGTTTATTGGTTGCATTTTTGTTAGGATTAGGAATAGTGACCATAACTTTTTTACCAGCACGATGTGCTTTAAGCTGATTAAGAATACGATCAGGTGACGCAAGGTATTCTTGACGAAGCTGTTTAAGAATAGAGCCATTCACAGTGCTGTGAATACCTTTTGAAGTTTGGCTTTTACGTAGGCGTTTCTTTCCCATAGGTCTCTCCTTTTTGAATATATCTTAATATACAAAATAAAAGAGCTATAAGCAAGCTAATAGTTTATGTTACTTGTAGGAATGTGAAGATATGGTAGCATTAGTTCGTAGTTCTATAAAACTACTTATAAAATCTTTACCCTCAAATAGCTGTTCACAATTAGGGCATTCAATTATATCTAGCGGTACAACTTTTCCTGATTGTATCCATATCTCACTTGGGGTATTACAAATAGGACAGTTAGTCTTTGCTCTGTAGACAAACATTTTTTAATTTTTTCTCATAAGCAGATATAGAGTGATCTCTTGCTCCGTCAAAAGGTTCACCTTTTTGCCAAGCACGCATTATACCTCTAAACTGATCTTTGATTCTTTGCCAAGTAGTCATCTTACGAGTATTACCATGATAATTTATATAACATAACTCACCGCAATGTCTATACATCATAAGAGCGAAAGGAACTTTAGTAACAATATCATTATTATTTACAAAACGATAATGTTTGATTCCATCTTTTATTAACTCTTTAACAAAATCTTTATTTCCTACTCTTGGCGATCCAAAAGTATAAAGTTCATGTGCATCTATTCTAGCAGCACATAAAGTAGCAAGTGCAGCACCGAGCGAGTGCCCGGTGCATACAACTTTTGTTGGTCCTTCTAAATTAATATCTTGAGTTTCAAGATAGTATTCAATATCTAAAAAGACTTTATCTAATGCTTCTACAAAACCATAGTGTACTAAACCTTTTTCTTTACTCGGTTTACGCCATGCTTTGAGATCTGCTAATACATCTGTTATTTGTGTAGGTTCAGTGCCTCGGAAACATATAACTAATTGATTGTCTTGTTGTGGAGGAATAATCATAACTTGAGTACCTCCTTTATCAATCCAATGAAAGTTATCATAACCCATCTGACTAAGTTTAATTTTAAGACCTTCTTTAGGTAGATATACCAGAGAAGAGAACCGTGCCATTAAAGATGCATTTTCAAGCATTTACTTTTTCTTTTTCTTCATGATTGCTGCCTGCAATGCGGGTGGCAATTTCTTTTGGGCAGCAGATAGTTTTCCGCCTTTTGGCTTATCACCAGGTTTAGCTGGCTTATCCTTACCCTTCATCTTATCTTTTAAAAAAGCAGGCATTTTACCATTAGCAGGTTTACCCTTAGCAGTTTTTTTCATTGGTTTTTTCATTAGTTTTTATTCCATATCTGCCAAAGAATAGCTAAAGCAGCTAAGCCTACTAATCCTTGGTCGCTAAAATTTGATAGCAGTGTTAGGATATTTCCAGTTACTGCTACATTAGGCCAAAATGGTATATTCATACCGCTAAATAGAATTTCAAGTACGATTCCTAATCCGATTAAGCTGACTCCTGCATGTGCAAGTCCTCCAGCCCAATCTTTAATTTTGTTTAATACTTCCATATTACTCTCCTTTTAGTCAGAATTTCGTTTAACTATCAAACTCAGTTAATGTTAGTGTACCATTACTGCCATCAACAGCAGTTATAATTGCTGGTGTAAGACCTGCTTCTGGTACATTAAAATATTCTACAGATCCTACAGGCATTAATAAGTTATTACGTGTAGCAGTACCGTCCATAGCTAAATGCACAGCATTTGTAATACATGCTACTCTAACTACCTTAGTAGTAGTAAGTATTGCGCTAACAGCAGTAGAATTATTATTTGTAGTAGTTTTTGATACAGAGTTTGCTAAGTTTAAATCAAAACAAGCAAATCCTCTTTCAAATAGTTTAGTCATTATTTTCTCCTCTTAGCCTTTGCTTTAGCAGTTTTACTAAGGTCTTTAAAATGAAATAAGTTTACAGAATTTTTACCCATTTTAGTTCCTGACATTAAAGTACCATCTGCATGTTTATGCATTTTACCTTTATACTCAGTACCATCTTTTTTATAGTGTGGAACGCCCTTCATTTGCTCTTTCCTTTTTTCTTTTTTGCAAAAGTTTTTACATTTGTAGGTTTTCCACCTGGATTACCTGCGGCTCTTTTTCGCTTAACAGCACTACGAATCTCTGAAGCTGTCATTCTATTAGCGGTTGCACGAGGCACGCATTTAGGATATTTACCTTTTTTTGCAGTCTTCCTACCACAAGGTTGAAAGCTACCATTCTTTTTTGGAGCACCGATATTGACCCAATCGCCTTTAGATCCTTTGCCAAACCATGCTGTTAAGCCACCTTTAGGTTTAGCCATTATCTGTATCCACCACCGCGAGATTTATAAGTTCTCACTAACCATCCATTAGCATAAGCTGAAGGGTAAACAGCAAATTTACGTTTTGCTTCAGCTTTCACACTTGCATATAGTTTTGGATTAGTAGGTTTTGCGCCTTTTCTCTTAGCCGGTTTTTTAGCCATTTTTTCTCCTCTTAGCTGTTATCTTTTTTTGTTGGTTTATAAATTTTCTATAAACATTTGCTGCAGAAACTTTGCCCATTTCCCGTGCTCTTTGCTCCATAGCTATTGCTGCTTGCGTTTTATGCGCATGACTCTTGCTAGAAGCCTTAATTTTAGAGACAGAAGCCACAGCGTCTTTAACTTTAGCAAAGCCCAGATTTTTAATAGTACCTTTAGGATTTTCATCTGTATACAAATCAGAATGCTTATTTGAATTAGCCTTCTGTCCTTTCTTTCTAGGAATACGCGGAGCCATTAATAACTCCTTATAACTTTTCCTCTGAAGGGAGTTTTATCAGCACACCAATCTTCAGGATGCACATTTCTGGGTCGTTTGCCAGAAGGTTTATTTACCATTCTACCCATAGGAGTATAGAATACGCACCAATCTTGTTTTGGTTTTTTTCTAACCGAAGAACTTATAGTTTTCCATATCATATCACCTTCTGATGATTTTGTTAATTTTCTGACTGCCATGTTTACTCCATAAAAAAAATGAGGATACCTAAGTACCCTCATTATACGTTTTTAAAGATTTATGTCCAATCTAAATTTCGAGTGTTAAAGCTGAAAGCTCTGGAATATAGTCTTTTATATTTTTATTCCAAAGTTTATCTAAAGAATTATTATAGTTTATATAGTTATCATATAGTTTAGAATTATCTATATTATTAGATAAGGCAGTGTATAAATCTTTATTATAGAAGTTTTTAGACTCATAATATTTTAGTATTTTATTTCTTTGATCCCTATTCAGTACTGAAATTTGTAAAAAATCTGGTTCAACTAAATAATTTAAATTAATTTTTATTCCCATTCTATCTGCATATTTATATATAGTAGGTAGATCATATACATTATAAATTTGTACAGTAACAGAAAAAAAGTTTATTAAATCTTTCATAGCTACTAAATTAGTATGAAATTTTTTAAAGTCAAATCCTTGTCGTATATACTCTCCTACTTTAAAACAACCATCAATACTTGCGTATATATCAAGATCTTTAAATTTGGATAGTTCTTGTATAAAATCTATACGTTTATATTTTGTTACAGATAAATTAGTAGTTATTACTAAAGATATATTATCATATAAATTATATTTATTAACTTGTTCTAAGAAATATAAAAATCCAGGACTTATAAAAGGTTCTCCACCAAGTAAGTTAACTAATAGTTTTTCTTTTTTGCACTGATCTATAATCCAATCAATACTGGCATAATCATCTTTATGTTTTATAAATTTTTCTTTTTTTCTATCATATCTATTTCCGTATAAGATTTTAGTAGCAGAAATATCTGATCCCCACGCACTACTATCTACGGGATTACACATACGGCATTTAAAATTACATTTATTAGTTATAGCTAAAGAAACTCTCTGTAACTTGCTACCTTTAGTAGTTTGTGACTGACGTACAGAAGTCATACCTGCTTTTTCAGTGTCCCAACAGTATCTACAAGACTCAGGTTTATTACCTTTTAAAAACTCTTTTTTCAAAGTTTTAAGTTCTTTAGATTTTAAATAATCTGTCACATCAGTACTGTTATATAACTCTGTATTTATACAGCAAGGACCAGTAGTATCATGAGCAATATAAACTTCTGTCCAAGGTAAAGGACAGAAGTTTTTCATATCTATTTTACTACTCATTTAATCCTAATACTAGATATTGTTTCTCCAGCAAATTCTTCTTCTTTCTTGATAAAGTTATAAAATCCTTTAACTGCTATCTCTTTATGCTTTGCCTCAATATCAAAATCCGCATACTGTAGCATAGGAACATGTGCTGCCATCAATTCTTCATCCCAGAACTCTCCTACATGAGCATTAGGTTTCATCCAATGAGATTGATCTTCTGGTGGGAACGACTGAGACACGTGGAATAATGGGCGTAAACCTCTCCAACTTTTAACGGCTTCCCTAAAATATTCG